TTCTCTTTTAAAATTTTCTTTTCCATATTTTTTAATTGCAAACTCAAACGACACACCACTTCCAATATAATTATCATTAATATTTTTAGTTTTATGTATTCCACGATACTTTTTATTATTAACTAAATTTGTTGTTTCATAAATAAAAAAGTAATCATTTTTCATTGCTTTCTGATTCTTTTTTCAACTTTATAATAAGCTGCACTATAACATTAGACATTGATGTATAATTTTTATTTGAATATTCTTCCAAATATTTATGTATGTCTGAAGGTATTCTCATTGTGAAAGTTTTGTCTTTTTTCTTCATTTTGTATTTACTTTTTAAGTATATATTAAATACAAAAAGTCATTTTTTCCAAAAACCATTTTAAATTAAATATATATACTTTTAGTTGGAGAAAATATAAATGATCGAAAAACTAAACCTAAATATAAAAAATAACCTAGCAAAGCTTGAAGAAGTTTTTGCTAGGTTATTTGTTTTAAAATACACAAAAGAATTTAATAAGTATGTAGTAAATGGAGTCGCGACCATTGAAAAGTATTAGTTAGATTATCTTTTGTTAGATGGTGAATAATTGGGAGATTCAGGTTGAAGTCCTGACAAACTGTAACTAGGTTACTAATTGGTGTGTGGAAGCTGCTCCCTTTCACCATTGTTAAATCAGAGATTAAACTTATTTGACATTTGTTTTATTTCCCACTCCCTATAACTATTTTCATCAAGTGCATTTGAAAATTTATTAAAGATAAGATAATTCAATTCTTCCTTGTTTAAACTTCCTTTATCATTTAGACTCATAATATAAGTGTTTCTATCACTTAAAAACTGTCTATCTTTTTCCTTGTCTAATTTTGGTATAAAATAAGAATTATTTTCATGATCATATAATTTGAAATTAACCGTATACCTTGCTTCCTTTGTCTTTATATTATAATGTTGATCTATTTTTATAATACTCACATTATCATATTTTTCATCAGCTCTATTATAATATCTAGTGACAAAAGCCAATATATCTAAATCAACCATATCTCTTGTAAAGCCATATTTCAAATTTCTAGGTTTTTTAATAAACTCTTTAAATCTATCTTTAATGACTCTTTTTGCGTTGAGGTGTTTTAAATATTTAGAGATTCTTGGGTCTTTTTCTATTTCAGATGCTAATGTTAATAAATATGAGGAAAATACTTGAGTTTCAATTTCATCAATTTCATCCTTATATTTAAGTAATAAGCCTTCTTCATATATTTCTTTTAATTTTTTAGCACCTAATCGCTTTTTCCTTAATTTTTCATATTTTTCCTCAGATTCTTTTTGCTTTTTATATTCTGGATCATAAATTTTATATTTTTGTTTTGCAATTTCAAGTCCTTTATTACCTAAAATATTTAAGAATTGAACATATAAATCAGGATTTTCTGTTTTTACTTTAGAGAGAAATTCTTCATTTTCAGGATTTTTTAATAAATCAAAAACTTTATATTCTAAAATTATCTTCATTTCATATGTTAAATTTTTGTATTGTGCCTGGCAAATCCCAAACATATGTTATTGTACCACCTCCATATTGTTCTTCTTTCAGTTTAAATCCCATTTTTATCAAATAATCTTTAATGTCTTGATAAGTTTCTTTAGTTTTTTCTTTATAATCTCTTATATCTTTAGAATAATAGTGACCCATCATATAATTCAAATTAACATTTAAATTTGTTTCATTGCTTACACTTATTCCTATTCCTCCTTTTGCTGGATATTTAGTGTCAATATAAGCTTTTATATCCCATATTTGCCAATCTTGTGTACCTTCAAATAATTTAAAATTAGTTATCATATGTTATATTTTTTGAACTTTTTTATTGCGTCTAATGTATTTTTAAAGTCTATCAATTGTTCATCTGTTGGTAATACAACCTCATCTTCAGCTAATGTCACAGCATCAGTCTTTTTTGTTATTTCATTATAAAGAAAAAATCTAATGTTCTTTTTACCTATTCTACTAGGATCAGGACGCCAACCAATCCAGCTTTGTAGACCAACCTCAGAAATTGTCTGAACCGCATTATTCCAAAATATATAATCACCTTTTTTATAGTTAATATCTCTATCTCTTCTATCAATTTCTTCAAATAATTTAAAATTAGTTATCATAATAATTTCTTAAACTCTTCAATTTCTTTCTTTATAACTTCAGCTCTAATTTCTGGTCCTTTGAAGCCAAGAGCTATAATTTTTGCAGTATCAATTTTAGGTTGAAAATTCAAAAATGCTTGTAAATAATTATCATTAAAATCATACAAATCAGCAAATTCTTCTATTGTATCATTGACAAGATGTATTCTAACTTTTTCTTTATAAAGAGCTGGTATATTATTTACATTTTTAATTTCATTTTTTAATCTTAATAAAAAGCATACAGTATCAGCAAGTATATTTGGAAACTTACATTTTTTTAATTTTATTTTTAATGTTTCAATTGTATTATCTCTAAATAACAAAGTAAATATTACACCTAAATTAAATGTATCTATACCTTCGATATTAATATCCAACTCTGGAAACATTTCTTCAAACATTCCATACTTATCAAGTAGTTCTAAATAATATTGTAACGCTTCAATTTTATTATGATCTAATGCCCAATCGACAGATTTTTGAAATTCTTCAACAATTCTCTCTTGTGATACATCATCAATAGGTGAAATATTTCTCAATCTCTTATCTTTCATAATAGCATCAATAGTATTCTTACTTATTTCAGAGTGATTCCTTGAAGCGAATCTAAATGTCCTTAAAATCCTTAGTCTATCCTCTAAGAACCTCTCAGAAGCCTCCCCAACAGCAGATATGACATTTCTATCAATATCTTCTATACCACCAACCAAATCTACAATTTCTTCTTTATCAATATCATAAAAAAGAGCATTTTGAGTTAAATCACGTCTTTTAACATCATCTTCAATTGTAATGTGTTTTCCAATTTCTACTTTTGGCGCATCACCTTTATTGTCACGACCTTTTGAAATGTCTTTTCTGAATGTTGCAAGTTCATAGCCTAAAGGTTCATCTTTGGTATAAATTCTTAATACACCAAAATTCTTTCCTTGTTCGTCTGACACATTAAATTTACCTTTCAGAATTTTTTTAGATTCTTCAGGTTGAGCATCTGTAACTAAGTCAATATCATGTGGATTTACTTTTTGATAGAAGTCTCTAACAGCTCCGCCTACAACATATAGTTTTTTACCTGCTTTATCAAACTCTTTTTTGATTTGATAAATATCATCAGGTAGGGTTAACTTGATAGGTATGTTTTTTTCTGTAATAAATTTTATAAATCTTGTTATCATATATTATATTTTATTGATGTTCTTTTTGCATTAATATTATTAATTGTTTCTTGTAAACTTGGTGAAATTTCACCATATATTGTAATTGGTTTACTTGTATCTACTTCATGTTTATATTTTATTCTTTTCAAATAAAGTGTTAAATGTAATCTTTTTTTACCATCGTCAGTACTGGAACCTAAACCATATCCATTTATTTTGCCTTTATGTACTTTATTTGAATGAAAATATTCATCCGCACCATATTCATTATAATGTGTGCAATTTTTACAATTTATTTTTACAATAATATCACGATTATTACATAGACTTGATATAAAACTATTTATATAACCTTGACGATTATCAAAATAATCAATAATATCATTTAAAATAAATGAGATTTCTTTTTCTTCAGATTCAAATAATTTAAATTTAGTGATCACAAAAATACACATTATTTTTTTAATATATATAAAAAACTACAATTATAATTATGATCACACTTTTTGAAGATTTTAATAATGATATTGACATTGATGATTTTATATATGTTGATGAAAACGATGTGACTAAAATTCCAAGTTTTAGTTTTAAGAATTTTAGTGAATGGTTTGTTAAAAACTTAAACACTGATTATTTTGTTCCTATGCAATATAACTCTTTAATGAGATTTTATCTTTATATAAAATTACTTAGATATAAAGGTAATGATACAGTTATACTAAAATATATAAAAGGATTAAAAGATAAAGACCTTTCAAAATCTGAAATTATTAGAAAAATTCCAAATAATAAAATAGTTTTAAATACAATTAATACAAAATTTGGTTTGAATATTCCTAATTATGAATATGATAAGGAAGAAGTCTTACAAAACTTTATTGATAATATTGGAGATATTTTGAGTGATGAAAATTTAAAAGAATACATTAATATTGTTTCTGGTGTTACTGAAAAATCAAAAGAAAGTGAAAAAGTTGTTAAAGGTGTTATTGCTATGATATATGGTAAATGGTATGATATATTAAAGGCAGAAGAAAGTGAAGATTTAGATGGTGTTGACGTTTGGATGATTAATAAAGAATCTGGTTCAAGGCAATCAATTCAAGTAAAAAATATTACTGGAAATGTAACACTTAAGGTTCAAGGAGATTATATTTATATAAATAATTCATCATTAGATTTAAAAGATTATAATGCTTGGAATAAAGATGAACTACATTATGATTATCTTGGTTTTTATTTAGAAAATGATAAAAAAGTTTGTTTAATTAAAGCTTGGTGTATTTATAGAATTGAAGATGATGGAAGAACAATTAGAATTAAATTAAAAAATGGTACAACAGATAATAAATACGATTTCAAAATGATTGATATTCCTCCTAAATTGTTGCCTAAAGATTATAGTAAAATTTTCATTAATAATGATGTGAAAGCACCTGCAAGATTAAAAAAGAAAACTCCTTAGCCTTTAAATTTTTTTAATCGTTTTATATCTTCTTTTAATTTTTCTGGGTGAAATTTAATCAAAAACTTAATATCAGAATCTGTTATATCATAATATGATTTAACTAATTTAATATCAGCATTTATAAATTCAGATTTAGGTTTTGGTTCTACTTTTGTTTTCCACCACCATTGAGGTGTGCCATTCGTTGTTTTATAGAACACTTGATACCAAATATCCATTGCAGATGCTCTATTCACATTTTTATTATTAAAGAATTGTGCTTGTTTTAGAAACTTAATAGCATATTTTCTATTAAGCATAAAAAAATTTGTCTCTTTTTCCTCATCAGAAACAAATTTATATTTACCTTTATCTTTGAAAATTATATTTGCTAATGTTATAAAGTCTACTTTTGCCATATTTCATTAAATATTGAAACTAATATATTTTTATTTATTGGTTTTTTCAAGTGATAATCAACCAATTCATTTTTTTGATTTTCAATACCTGATTTGGAAATAATTTTACAATCACATATTTCTTTCATAGTTTTTATTAATTCAAAACTACTCATATCAAATAAATTTAAATCTAATATTATTAGATCAATTTTTTCTTTTTGTTTTTTATAAATTTCAATTGATTCTTTACCACCAGTAGAAGATATTATATTAATATGTAAAGAATTTAAATAAATACCTAATATAGAATATGTTATTGGTACATCATCTATTACTAAAATAGTTTTGCCTGGAAAATCTGGTTCAATTTTAATAATTTTTAATTTTTGTTCTTCTATTGGTATTTTAACATAAAATGTTGTTCCTACATTTAATTCTGATTCAAGCCATATCTGTCCATTTAAAATTTCAACAATACTTTTGGATATAGATAATCCAAGACCTGTTCCTTTATATTTTTTCTTACTGGTGCTATCACATTGCCAAAATCTATCAAAAACTAATGGTAATTTATCTTTTTGAATTCCAATTCCTGTATCTTCTATTTTAAATGTTACAAAGTTTTTATCTGAAACAAATGAAACTTTAATATATCCATTTTCAGTAAATTTAATAGAATTACTAATTATATTATATAATACTTGTTTTAATCTTAAATAATCAGATGTTATTTTATAATTTTTTTTACTAAATTCTAATTTAACAAAATCTAAATTTTTTTTATAATTCTCATCTTCAAATATATCACTTAGTTCTTCAAATAAATCTAAGATTGAAAAATCCTCATATAAAATATCTAATGTATCACTCTCTATTTTTGAATAATCTAATATATTATTTAACAATTCATCTAAATGTTTAGCGTTTGAATTAATAGATTTTAAAAACCTATCTCTATCTTTATCTTTATTATTTGATAATATTAAATCTGAATAGCCAATAATTGCAGTCATAGGAGTTCTTAATTCATGTGAAATATTTGATAAGAAAATAGATTTTATAGCATTGCTTTTTTCTAATGCTTCCTCATTTTTCTTTTGAATTGTAACATCTTGAAGTACTCCAAATACAATTTTATTTATATTATCATAATTTGCAATTGAATGAATATTTTTAATTTCATTGTCGCCTGTTAATATTTTATACTCAACATTATAAGGTTTATTATAATCAATTAAATTTTTTAATGCATCATCCATCATTGGTCTATATTCAGATAATACATATTTTTTTATTTCTAAATATTTAAGTTCTTCTAATTTATCTTTTATACCATATATTTCTTTTGCACCATCTGATGCTATCATTGTTAGATTATCAATATAAAGTTCCCAATTACCTGTTTTAGAAATTATTTCTGCTCTTGCTAATCTATTTTCTGATTGCTTTCTATCTGTAATATCTTGAAATATTTCTAATATAGATTTTTCTCCATTAAACATTATTCCTGTGTGACTTATTTCAAAAATTTTTCCGCCATAAACTCCACTTGATTCTATCTTTTTTGTTTTACCAATTTCAATTTCTGAATATAATGGACAATCTACACATTGTTTCTTATCATCACGATGAACATTCCAACATTTTTTACCAATAACATCACCAACGTTATCTTTTAATAATTTGTTTGAAAATAATATTGTACCATTTTTATCTATAATATCCATATAAAATGGGATAGTTTGTAATAAATTTTTATTGAACTCATTAGCAATTTCCGCATTTTTCTGAGAATTTATAAGTTCTTCTGCCAATTTTACTTTTTCTTTACTTTGAACTATCAATTCTTTATTGGCAATAATTAATTCATCTGCCCTATGTCCTTTTTCCTCATTCTGATAAGCTAATTCTTTATTAGCAATAATTAATTCATCTGCCCTATGTCCTTTTTCCTCATTCTGATAAGCTAATTCTTTATTGGCAATAATTAATTCATCTGCCCTATGTCCTTTTTCCTCATTCTGATAAGCTAATTCTTTATTAGCAATAATTAATTCATCTGCTCTCTTACTCTTCTCTTCATTCTGATAAGCTAATTCTTCATTGGCAATAATTAATTCATCTGCTCTCTTACTCTTCTCTTCATTCTGATAAGATAATTCTTTATTGGCAATAATTAATTCATCTGCCCTATGTCCTTTTTCCTCATTCTGATAAGCTAATTCTTTATAATTCATCTGCTCTCTTACTCTTCTCTTCATTCTGATAAGCTAATTCTTCATTGGCAACAATTAATTCATTTGCACGTTTTTCTTTCTCTTCATTTTGAAATGCTAATTCTTTACTAGCCTCAATTAATTGATTGACTAGTTCTTTTATATGCTCTGCTTTTTTATGATGTATCATTTCCATTAAACCTATATATAAATTAAACATTCTTTAACTTTTTATAACACTTTCTACAAAGAGGTTTATAAGTATCATTTCCACCAATCATAACTTGATCACCTTCTGTAACTATTTTACCATCAGTTATTCTTGCATTTATTATTGCCTTTTTAGTTTTACACTCAAAGCAAATAGTCTTAATTTCTTCTATACTGTCAGCAATAGCCATTAAATATTTAGATCCTTCGAACATTTCCATAACAAAATCTGTTCTAAGTCCATAACAAATTACTGGAATATCTAACCCATCTACAATATCTGCAAGTTGGAAAACCTGATTTTTATTTAAAAATTGCGATTCATCTACAAAAACACAATATATTTGTTCATTATTAATAATATATTTATAAACAACATCAAATATATTTGTATCATCAAAAACAGAAATTGCATCAACTGATAGTCCAATTCTTGATGTTATTTTACCTTCACCATATCTATTATCTTTTGCAGATGTGAAGCATAAAGTTTTTCTATCGTTTTCAAAATAGTTAAAATTTGTTTTGATTAAGTCGATTGATTTGCCAGCATTCATTGTTGAATACCTGAAGAAAAGTTTTGCCATTTCTAAAAATTATTTTTTAGTCAATTATATAAATAATTGATTATCAATACTATTTTTAATCTTAGTATAATTTAGAAAATGAAAATTTAATATATACTTGAGTGAAAAATATTACTTATAATATAATTTCTTTTTTTAAAAAGGTTGTAATTACGACCTTTTATTTCACAAAAAATAAACAAATAATTTTATGGAAAAAATCAAAAAGACTGGCAGTAAGTTGTCTTGGAAACTCGTTTGGGATGCTGATACAAAAGATGTATTATTCCTCAAGCAAGTTAGTGGTAAATTCGAAACAGTTAATGAGCTGTTTGAAACAAAAAACAAAAATGATGTTTATGATAAAATCAGTGAACTTGGGTTAAAATATGATCCATCCATTCAAGAAGAATGGCAATAAAAATAAAAAAGTCACGGAATAAGTGACTTTTTTATTTTTAATAATTTTTGTTTTCTATATTCTTTAAGTGTTAAAAATTTATCCGATGGAAATTTTCCATCATAATCTTCAAGTTGAACATTGTCAGAGTATCCTTCTGGTGTTTCATCAAAAAATCTTACTATATAAACTGCAAATTTTTTTAATAACGGCTCTTTATTCAAAATACCATTTCTACTTATAGAATTATTTATGCATATTACTTTATCACCAACTTTCATAATAGTATATATAAAAAATCCAGTTTTCTCATAATTTATTTTTTAATTCTATTAAAACTTCATCCCAATATTTTGGTTTAAATCCATCAGAAGAAAATTCTTCTAATAGTATAGTTTCATATTTAATTATCTCTTTAACTGCTATGATTGCAGATTTTACAGACATATTTTCTCTTATCTGCTCATCTTTTATTACTGGTTCTAAAAGATTCAAGTAGTAAAATGATAGTGATTCCGCTTTCTCTTTTGGTGTCATTTTAAATTCAATTTGTCTTTATTTTTAATAGCCTTTTCTAATAAAAATTTTATCAAAGCATTGAATTTTACTTGTTTCTCTTTGCATAATTCTCCACTTCCTTTAAGTGTTTCATTATCAACATCTAATAAAATAATATTTTGACTATTTGAGTAAGAAGAAACGAATGATCTAAGGACTTCACTCATTGTTTTTCCTTTACTTTCACACATTTCTTGAAATTTATTATAATCCTCTTCGGTTATTCTTAATTTCAAAACTGAATCTTTCATTTGAATTCAGAAAATAATTTTGCTATAAGTCTTTGATTTTCTTGTAGTCTTTTTTTAGTTTTTACTATGTTTTTGTGATTTCTTCTTCTGATTGGTTTTAATGATCTTGCTTTTCCCATAATAAGTATTTTTTCTAAATATATTAGAAATCATAAGAAAAGTTTATTAAATTGATCTGTAAACAACATCAGGCTTACCATTCTCATATCTGATTTTAGCTTCTATAAATTCATCATAAGGAACTGTTAATTCGCCAGCATAAATAGATTTTTCTGGGTGTTGAATATCTACTCTTTCATACTTCCAACCTTTTGGACGGTATTCTTCTTCAAATTGATCATTTTGCTTTAATTTGAAGCCATTTCTTTTATAAAAACCTGTTAAGTAGCCATCAAAGTGATCTAAATGAGTTCCACCTTGTTCAATCGCTTCTTGTAATAACAAATCACCAATACCTAAAACATTCTCATTGTTATGTACTAAAATAATATCACCATTTGGTTTTATTGCAAATCCAATATTATACCCCCTAATTTTGAATAATTTGAAATTTTTCAAATCACTTATTTTATAAGGTGTTAAAAAATAAACTCTTTTTGATGCTGTGTAAGAGTCAAAAAATTTCTCAGGATCATTCTCAAAGTCATTACGTTGTAGTGCAATAATAACATCGTTTCTTTCACTTCTACCCTCATTAGAATTATCATTAACAACATCCATCATTAATAAATAATCTAAATACATTTTTTTATATTTATCTTTAAGTGCCTTACTTACCGCATTTTTTCCTGTCTTTCTAACCCCAATTGTTTTAGACAATTCGTAATCTAATTTATATTCTTCGTATGTTTTTAGATTTCTTTTATACATTTTAAGAAATTTTTTATTTTTTCAAATTTTTCTGATGTATCATATACATCTTTTCTTATTTCAATCATAATACCATTAACTCTTTCATCATTAATATAATCAGAAGGTATCAAACATCCTGAAAATGGCTCATTTATAGCAAAAGTATAATTGAAATTCTTTATTATATATATTAATTCTTCAACCAATTTTTCATTAAATCTTTTATTCAGACCAATACATATTTCTGGTCTTTTCATTTCTTTATTTAATTCATATTCTAATGGGTCTTTTGAATAAGAATGTAAATCAACAATTAAAACATTATCTATTTTCAATTTTTCAGCAACAAGATCATTAAATTTTTTGTGATGTTCTCTGTAAAAATTTAAAATTTCTTTTGAAGGATTTTCCCTTAAAATTTTTTGGTCTTGAGTTTTAGTATATAATACGCCCATACCAACACTATTCATTATTTCTTTATCAGAATTAAATCTTTCAACGTCGCAAAATATTCTAGAATATGGAAAAACTAAGCCATCAATCATTTCATTTGTTCTAAAATCACACATAATAGAAGCTTCATTCATCAATTTTTCAATTGATAATGAATACTCATTTATATACTCTACTGGTATATAAGTTGAACTGTGTGGTATGTGAAATATCTTTTCCATAATGCAAAGATAATAAAAAAATATGAGATTGAAAAATAATATATAGTATTATGAAAAATATTAAAACATTTGAAACTTGGAATGACAATATAATTGATAATTCATTATTTAGTAGTGGTAAAGCTAAATATGATCCAACGGTTTCTAACGGTACAATTCATTATAAGACAGGAAATATTGAACCATATTATTTTGCAGAAATAACCCGTAAAGGCGGCAAATTTATTTGTAAAATATACAAGAAGAAAAAAAATGGTGAAGATAAAAGATTAAGAAACAAAATCAAAAAAGAATTAAAATTGGCTCATAACTATGTTAGAGAGTTCCTTAATCAAAAACTAAAGAAAAAGAAAAAAAGAAATAAAGATGATGATAATGAAAGAGTAAGAGATACTCAAGTTCAACCAGATTATAGTTATGGAGATATGTCTATGGATTATCCAGAAACTCCAGCACCAATGCCATCATACGAGCCACCTAAAAGCAAAACAATTATAAGAAGATATTAGAATGAAAAAAGCCTCAATTTGAGGCTTTTTTATTAAAATATTAAACTGGCTTTTGTTTCCCAGTGTGAATATAATTTACAGTTCTCTCTAAGAACCAAATATTTATAAGTATCTTTATCAACTTTTTCACTCATACAATCATCATCAACAACCATTGACATTTCATCAATATCATAAATACTCGGTCCAAAAGGAAGAACACCCAAAAATTTACCATTATTTTGTACATAAGTAATAAGTTTATTGTAAAAACTTACAGAAGCATTGTCTTCAATCCATTGATCAATTTCTCCATTAAGATTAGATTTGTAAAGTTTTCTGAATGTTACTTGATCAGCACCCAATTCCTTACATCTTGAAATAACTTCCTTAACTTCATAAATATCATAATCATTTACAAGATTTAATGATAATCTCAAATTGAAATCATGTTTTTTGGCAAGTTTAATTGTTTCAAATACATTAAATTTCAATTTTTCTTTACAAGAAATAAGTTCAAGATTCCTTTCATTATTAAAAAGGTTTGAAATAGAAAATGAAATTGTAGTAACACCAAGTTGTCTTAATTCCAAAAGATTTTCATCATTCAACATAACACCAGTTGTTTGCATTTCAATGCTTTTGAACGGTGTGGTAAGAGTTGAATTTATTTCGGAGAAAAATCTAAGGAATTTTAAATTTTGAATTGGTTCACCAGTTCCAGTCAAAACAATAACATTACAACCATTATCACGGGCAAACTGAAGTCTATTGAAATAATCTTTATATTCAATTAAATCTTTAGTAGACATTTGACTTGGTCTATGTTTTGGTTCAATTTTCAACCATTCTTTGTTGATTGGTGGTGCAGTTACAACTGAACTGATTTTATCCTCATAAGGATTTGTATGTGTACGGCTTACACAAAATTTACAAGCGTTTACACATTTGTTTTTTGTAGGAACTGAAATTGATAAACTTTGGATTTTCATATTGATTTTTTTAAGATAATTTAAGTCCATTAAAAATGTCTTCTCTGGAATCAATCATTTCTTGTAATTGGTCTTTTCGAGAATTCCATTCTGTGATATTATTAAGATATGTATGAGCAGTTTGATTCAAATCAATTATCAGTAAATGTGTGTACAATAGGCAAATTTTTGCTTCTTCAATATCCCAGCAATCATTTTTAAGAATGCCTTCTTCCAACACATCAATCATGCCAAAATCTCCGACAATAGTTGTTATCCATTTAGTTAAACTTTTATTATATTTCTTTTCTTCGTTACATCTAGAAATAGTTTCATCTACTTTTGTTCTAAAAAGTTCTAAAACATCTTTAAAGTTTCCAATTGGTACAATTTCTTCAAATTTCATAATTATTTGTTTTATTTAACTCTACAAAGATAACTATTATTTTTTAATTCACCAAAAAATATATATCTTTGTGTGAAAATAAAACTATATAATAAAAAATAAAAACTTTATACGATGAAATGGTATGTAATCAAAGTGATGAATGGTAAGGAAAAAAAGATGAAAGAAGCGATAGAGATTAAATTAAAAGAGAGTAATACAGAAAGTGTTATTTCTCAAATGTTAGTTCCTTCGCAGAAAGCTGTACAATTAAGACGTGGAAAGAAAATTTCTGTTGAAAAACAGTCATTTCCTGGATATATCTTTGTTGAATGTGAATCAATAAGTGATGTTGAAGCTAATGTTAAACATATTAATGGTGTGACCTCTATATTAAAACAACCTTTAACTTCTAAAGAAATTGAAGGAATTTTAGGTCGAAAAGAAAAGAAAGAAACTGAAGAAACTCTACATTTGAAAGATAAAATTAAAATAATTGATGGACCTTTTAATTCATTTGTTGGCACAATTGATAAATTAGATTTGGAAAAACAAAAAGTTAAAGTTAGTGTTTTAATTTTTGGTAGAGAAACTATGTTAGATTTAACAGTTTCACAAATTGTAAAACAAGAAGAAGAATAACATCAGGAACATCAGGAACCAGAAACAGCCAAACAAGCAAAACAATCCTCAATTAATTGAGGATTTTTTTTGATATATACTAATAAAAAACTATGAATATAGATAGAGGTGATTGGAGTATAAGTAGTGAATATTATCCTTATATGTTAGGAGACTTGGTTTATTATAATGGAACTTTTATGTCAAATGTTGATAACAATACAGTTTCGCCAGATGATGCTATAAATGGATACTTATTTGATTATCCTAAATGTTATTGGACACATATAACAAATTCTAATATACAAAATTTACAAATAAATGGAATTGGAAAAGGAAAATGGAGCACAGAATCAATAAGTTATCCATATTCTATTGATGATATAATTTTTTATGAAAATGGAGGTCTTTATGCATCATTTATATCGCTTGTTAATGATAATATAACACCACCAGATAATATTGTAAATGGTTATAATGGTTCAGATATTTATCATTGGAAATTATTATACATCTTTAATATTTAAAATAAAAAAAGAGGTCATTGACCTCTTTTTTTATTTCTCTCTTCCATCTGCGAAGTTAAGATAAATCTTTCTATCATCCCTTATTAAGGAAATAACTTTTACTTTTATCTCATCACCAATATTTAGTTTTTTACTATACTTATTGATATAAGTAGTTTGTATCAAACCTGTTGTTTCTTCGTCAAGAAGAATAAGTGCACCAAAGTTTTTGATGTCTCTGATCTTACCAGTCATAACTTTACCAACTTTAATAGTGTCCCATAAGGACTCTTTAAGAATTTGTGTAAGAATAATTTTGTTATTCTTAATAACTTCTTTTACATAAAATTGGATTTGCATACCAGGTAAAATTTGACTCCATTTTTCAGCCCAGCCTTCACCAATATTAGCTTTATGTACCATACCAGTTAAGCAAGTAGGACCGCCTGGAGTTGCACTAAATTGAACAAATACACCAAATGGAGTTGTGCCAGTTACTTCGCCAGTATAAACTTCACCATACTTCAATTTGTCAATTTCGTCTGGAATTAGTGATTGTAAGTATTTTCTACGAGAAACTACATATACACCTTTTTCTTGTTGCAATGTTTCTAACATTACTTCAAATGTTAGACCAAGAATAGAATTTGAATCTGTTAACTTGTTAACATCTGCTAAAGTATTTGGCATAAAAGCTTCAACTGTGATGTTGTCCATGTGAATATCCATCATATATCCTGCTGGAATCATAGATTTAACTGAAGATGTTAATGCAAGGTTATTCTCAAAGTAATTCTTCATTTTACTATGAACCTTTTGTTTAATTAATTCTGTAACAGAGCCCTTAATATAAAATGGACTATCTGATATTTCAGTAATCAAAACATCAATTATTTCGCCTATTTGTAGTTCTACACCAACAGTACTTCTTTTAGGCTTATCTACATAGATATAATCTTTGTAGCCGAAATCAACGAAGATTTCTTTTTCTTTTATTTCTTTAATTACACCAGTGACAACCTCATTTTCTTTGATGTCTCTAAGTGCTAAAAAAGATGATTCCATTTGTAAATACATATCCAAATATTCTTTAGAGACATCGCCTTGACTCTTAAATTTTGGAATTTTGTTATTTGTTAAAAATGGAAATGGATCTGGAAGGCTACCTATGTTTTTGCCTTCAATGAGTTCTTTAATCATAATTTGATCTTAAAAAGTTAAACGTTAATACTAAAAATTTATTTATAATGGTTATAGGATCATTCTAAATAAAAGTTTAATTTTTGAAATAATAAATTAACTATTTGTTTAGTTAATACTCATTTTGAGGTCTTTGTGTAGGTAAAACATCACCTGAATGATCCCAAGTTTGTGAGTAAAATATATTATCTTTTTTATATTCAGGATTATCACTCAATTCCCAATAAACATCCATAAAGTTGAATTTAAATGTAATTGAAAAAGTTTGTTCAGCAACATCCATACTTTGATATGATAATCTTTGTTCAGATAAAGATTTTAATAATGGTGCTCTAAAAATAACTGAATATAAAAAATCGCCATCTTTATCAAGTATAAATAGATTAAGCCAAGGTAAATAATATTTTCTTGTATTATTATAGTATTCTGCAAAAATTTGTTGTAACATAAAATAGTTTGTATGTGAATCAACACTTCTTAATGTTATATCTAATGAATTCGTATACGTATCATAGATATTTATAGATGGTTTATATTCTATTTTTTTACCTTTCATATGAGTTTGTTCAGAACCTTCATAAGAAATAGCAGGAAAAACAATTTCTTTAATTGTAGAATTTATATATGCCATTGGATCTTGATAAGGAATCCAATTTTTATCCATATATCTTCTTAATCTATCATCAACTTCTTTTGCTAAAAAGTCTGATGGAAACTGAAATAAAAATTGATTATTTTGTGAACTTATTCTCATTATTTAATTAAGTTTTTTGTGGCATATATTTCTGCATTACCTTGAGCAGCAGCGATATTAGTATTTTGTGTGTATTGTATTCCAACATTACCATATCTTTTTAATGGTAAAACATCCAATTTCTCAATATATGGGCTATTTAATAACGCCCTATATTGTGATTCTGATATTTCAGATGCCATTATTACATTATCCCTCATGAAAACTATAGTTCCACCGCTATTAATAATTTGATCTTTAATATCATTACTATATGTTAAATCTCTAAATACTTGACTTTGTGTTGATGTTGACATTTTTATAATTTATTTTAATACGTGTACTGACCCATTGGTACTACTGTGATTTTTAAATCTTTTGAATCTTCACCATATGAATTTGTTGTCATTAATGTTACATAAAATTCACCTGATTGTATAGGTACTCCAGTTATTACAGATTTTCCGTCAATTATATTTATACTAAAACTTAATCCTTGTGGTAAAACACCAATCACATTATATGTTGCGCCTGTTCCAGCAGTTGAATCAATTTCATAATAAAAATAGTTATTTTGTTCTACAGAACGCTCACCATCACTATTAATAATTGGTTGCTCTCCAACATTAACTGTTAGATTTTTAACATCTAAACTTGTTGACCCATTAACTATTAATGTCATATTATATATTCCAGTTGATATAAACTTTCCACTTATCATATTTCTATCTAAAATTAATGATGATATTATATCTGGCACATCATAACTTTGTGCACCAGACGCTTCAATTGTATAATAGAAAGTAGTTCCAAAATTATTATAAACTATAAGATTAGTATTTAAAATTTTAGTAGGTTCAATAATTGATAATGTTAAATATTTAACATCTGTTCCATAATTATTATTTGCTAAAAATTTAACATTATAAACTCCTGCTTTAGAAGTTTGACCATTTATAATATTTATGTTTTTTAATTCTAATGTACCAGAGTATGTATCAGGTTTAACAATAGCAAAATCTATTGGTGTTGTGCCTGATGATACTATAGTATAATTAAAAATTTCGTTTGTAGATGCGCTTAAAGTAAAAGTAGAATTTAATATTGATGGAGATGTTCCAGATATTCCACTTGATCCTGAATTTCCAGATTGACCATCTGTTCCACTCGTTGGACCTGAATTATTTAGTTTAGACATTAAATTACTATCAATTTCACCGTATTGTTTTAATGCTAATTCTTCAATATAATCAATGTTTGGATTTTTTTGTAATTCATTATAAAACGTTTCACTAATATCTGATGCTACAATAATATTATTATAAGAATAAATAACAGTACCACCATTTTGATTTATACTATCTTCTACTAAAGAACTATATGTTAAATCTGATATTAAAATATTATTAGATGCATCTAACAATTGAAGTAATTCATTTATATTTGTTTCTGGCATTTATTAAATTTATTTTGATGATGTTGATGTATTTTTATATTTTGTATAAATAATGACTGTTCTACCAGCCTTTGGCCATTCTTGAACAGTTGATTCGGTATTAGTTGTTGTAGGTGTTGAATTTGGTGGTTGAATGGTATCACTTGTACTATTACTTGTGTTGGTTATATTATTTATATTACTATCAACAAAAGTAATATCAGTATAAAAAGAAAATGTTCCTGAATATAAAAGAGTTTTTACTTTATTGGATGTAATTGTTAAATAAAAATTTGTAGATCCTTTATCATATATTTTCTTCAATACTTGAAGATCATTTTCTACAATTTTGAAATTTATAATACCATTTTTATAATCATTATCTGCTTCATTATAAATTGACTTATCAACAGATTCTGTGTCAGACCTAAATTCTAATTTTATTTCAGAATTATTTAATATTTTTGATAAATCATATTGTTCCATTTGATTACCTGATCCAGAATTATTATTTGGAATTATTGCTAATCTAAATTGTATAATATTATCAAATGGTGTTATAACTAAATTTAATAATCCCATTCCTTTATAATCTTTTGAAGATGAAGGACTATTAACAATTATTTTTCCAACCTCTATTAACTGAGGTGAATTAACTTTAATAATTTCAGTCATTAAATTACCAGAAAAATAATCTTTTCCTAAAACAATTTCATCTGGTTTAGCATTATAAATTTTAAGTTTATTAATGTTTCCAACATTTAAACTTATTAGTTTTTTGCCATATTTTTGAATATTGGTATCTAAACCAATTGATGTAAATCTTTCAATCGTGCTCATATCAACCAAGTCTGTAACTCTCATTGTAATTTTAATTGCTGCGGTAGTATTTGAAAAAGTTAAAATTGGTCTATATAAAATCTTTTTTGTAAAATCTTCAGTAACTGCAACTGTTTGCATATTTGTTTGAATGTTTTCTTCATATAAATAAATATCATATTCAATTCTTATTTTACGACCTTTATTTTCTTGTTCTCTAACAAAATTATCTAAATTTTCATTTGATTCGCCATAAGTTCCCAATATTTCAAAGAAATCACCTTCTGTTGATTCTTGTATTTGTACTCCTAATGTATTATATTCTGGTGCTTTTGCAAATGATGATCTATATGCTTCAGATGCATAATAATAGGTGTTGCCCATGACAACTTCCTTTGTGTTAAGATATTGAAAATCAACAAATATTGGTCCAGTTTGACTCAACCCTTCTCCTATTGTCAAATTACGGTTAATAGAATTAGATAAAGTTGTTGTTCCACTTCTTTGATTAGAAACATAATCTACTGATGGAATATCAAATTGATAATATTTTCCCCATTGTTGTTCATCATAGAAAAAAGGAATTGCTAAATTAGTTAAACCAGAATTACTAGTATTTGTTGCATCAAAAAAAATATTAGATAATTCATAAACAACATCATTATAAAAACCATATGCGAATATCTTTAAATATAAACCGACATAACCATCAAAAACAAAATTGTAAGTAACAGGCAAATATATTCTAACAGTATCATATTGAATTGGAGAAGTATTATAATCTTGTTCTTGTAAAAAATTATATTTTGCAGGATCTGGCAATGTGTATTTTTTTAATACAGAATCTAATTGAAATATATTGTTGTTTATATTATTAAGGTTAGATGTTGATAGAAAACTACGTTTTTTATTTTCATTCAAATTTGTTATAACTTTATAATTTTCACTCACATAATGCTCACTATCAAACACCCATTCCATTAAGATGTTCGGATTTAACTTCATAAATTTTGATGCTTTAGCCATTTGCCTTATATTCTTTTTTTCTATATATAAAAATTCAAACTTTATCTATTAAAAATAATAAAATTAAAAAAAGAATGTTTAATTATGTCAAATTCTCCCACTTCTTGGGCAACCGCAGCTACAGCATCATTTAATAACACATTAGTTAACCAAATACCATATACAGGAACAAGTACAATAACAACATCATCTTCTTCAGGTACTTGGATAGTTTCACCTGGAATAACAACAACACCATATAATAATTATAGTTCTGGAACTGTACTTATTAATAGCACAACATATGGCGAAACAAATCCATTAAAAAATTTAAATTATAGCATTGATTTTGATATAGATGATGATGAAAAGGGATTATTAGAAGATAATATTAAAGGTGTAAGAAAAAATAAATTTTTATTTTGGTGTAAATATGAAGGAAATAGAATTCAGCCATATGAACTTATAATGAAATTAATTAGAGAAAAAACAAAATTCACAGTAATAATTTTTGTTTCAGATGTTTTATCTATAAAATATACGGATGTACAATTTATTAAAATTGAAAATAATTTAAATTTTGATACTAATTGTGATTTTAGCGAACTCAAAGTTAAATTTAAATATGAAAGTATTAAACATCAAAATAATAAATTATCTATAAAAGAAGTTAGAATGGATAAATTAAAAAAATTAAAAGAGATAGAAGAATGAAAGTAATAATCATAAATGGCTCAGCCTCAGTTGGTAAAGACAATTTTGCCAATTTTTTTAAGAAACACTATGAATATAAAAGTGTTAATTGGTCAACAATAGATAAAGTAAAAAAAATTCTAAAAAGGAATTTTGGTTGGAATGGTAAAAAAAATGATGAATCTAGGAGATTTATGTCAGAGGTTAAGAGAGTGTGGAGTGATTTTAATAACGGTCCATTTGAAGATATGGTAAATAAAATTTCTAAATATAATGCGAATTTACCAAAAGGTGAAAGGCAAAATATTGTATATTTTATTCATTGTAGAGAGCCACACGAAATTCAAAAATTTGTGGATAAATATGGAAAGAAATGTCTAACTGTGTTATTAAAGAGAGAAGATAGAGACGTTCCAAATAATGATTCTGATAAGAATGTTGCTAATTATGAATATGATTTTTATATTGATAATAATGGTGATAAGAAAGAATTAGAAAAACAAGTGTTAGAATTCATAGAAACAATAAAAGTCTCAAATTGAGGCTTTTATTTATTTTAAATAGTGAATCTTCTTCTTTCCGAAGTATTAGGTATATTAATATACTTACAACCATAGTGTGCTAAAAATGACCATATATCATGTATCATATCTGAAAATGAATTGTAATATCTAGGTTCAGTCCAAGTAGATTGTTTTACATGAGTAGGTGTTATTGAAAAATCAACTTCTCCATTAATATCATATGACCAAATAGTTTGATTCATCCAACTTAAATCGTGAATTTTACCTTCACCATTATTATCCCAAGCATAAATACTTGATTCTCCTTTATACTTGAATGTATATTTTTTATTTTTATCATATATAAATTCAATATCACCGTATTTTTGATTTTTCTTATTAAATCCATCTTCAAGATTTAAATAATGCTTAATATTAAATAATTTATAGGTTGAAACATAACAAGACGCATCTATTAATTCATCCAATTCAAATCCAGGACAATAGAAATACCAAGATGTGTATTTTCCATCCCTACAATCACGTAATGATGTAAAATTAACTAATCCATCTTTAATTAAAGGTTGAAACTGCTTTTTAACCCATTCTCTACTACCACCATATCCAAAACCATTACTATTTTTATCATAAAATAATTGACCATCCTCATTTCTTAATTTGAAATCGCCTCTGCATATATGATCATATAATAAAGTTTGAGTGTCGGACAATTTGTATTTCTCTTTCGTTTTTAATGCTTTGTCAGAAACATCTGCATAATGTGTTGGAGTATCCATTATTTATTTTTTAATTCTATTAATAACACATTTAATTGACTTTTCATTGGTTCATTAGTCTCATTAATCACCTTTTCAATTTCCTTAATGAATTTCTTTTTGTAATATTGATTAATAGCAACAAAACTTAACCCTGCTGGCGCTGTCATTAAAAAAACAAATGGAAGTGCTATTAATGGAACAAATGCACCATATGCTATAAAAGTATATACGTTCAACAAAATATAACCAATTGTAACTGTTTTTAGTGCAAAAACAATCATATTACCATAAGGATTTTTCAAGAAATTTTTTAGATTTTTCATTTTTCTAATTGGTTAAAATATTCACGTAATTCTTTTGATTGCCTTTCAAGTTTTTTAAGAAATATTTCTAGATTTTCTGGTTCATCATCTTCAAAATATTCTTCTTCTTCATCTAACCATGTCTCTCTGATAGAATGATCTTTCAACGGCTGATATTTAAGAAGTTCTTCCCAATGTGTATAACACATCCAATGTTGTCTATAATAACCTACACGTTCACCTTTTTCATTATAGATCTCATATTCACTTACGTTTGCTGATGTTGTCATGACTTAAAATGCTTCAAGTTCAACATCATCTTCAACATCACGAAATTTATTCTTACCCTTTCGTGAGTAATCCTTTAAGGTTTTGTGCTTTTTGGTCTTAGCACTCCAACCTGTTTTGTTCTCTAACTCAGCATCTCTGCTTCCTTTGCGATTAGCTTTTAACCAATCCTCATTAATCTTTTTCATTTTTGTTTTTAATTGTTATTTTAATTATAGGACAAAGATAATATAAATTTTTCACTTATCAAAATAATAATCCTAAAATAATAAAAATAAATGCAGCTATTTCTATCCACCATGTTTCATTTTTAATTTTTGCTAATCCAATAGAAACTGCTGATATTACAAATCCAATTAATGGTAGCCAACTATTAAGAACAAATCCTATTCCAAGTAATGCAAAACCAATACAAAGTCCAGCACCAGCAAAATGGACATAAGGTGTAATCCAACTATCTTTAAATGTTGTATTTATTCCAACAAATGAAAGAGCTGAGCCAGATAAGAAGAATAACGCAGATGGTACTGATTGAAATAACATTAATATTCCTATTGAGAAACAGAATAATGTGAATAGAAATTTTTGTCTTCCTTTTAATAAATACCAAGAATCAGAAATTGAAGGAATTGGTCCTTTAAATTTAATCATTAAAAATGATACATACGATATAAAAATAATCGCTTGTGCAATAGTTAGTGCCATAATTTTTTATTTTTATATATTTTTTTTTAAAAACAAAAAAACCTCTTTTTGAAGAGGTTTTTTGTTTTTCTAAATATTATATTATTGGTTCTTGTTCTATCAATAAATCTTCTTCTATATCTTTTTCAATATTTGAGGAAGTTAAATTAACTAATTTAACATCGGATAATTTTTTGTCATATCTAATTGACACTCTATCACCAATTTTAACTTCATCATTAATGATTGCATCTGTGATACGATCTTCAACATACTTCTGTATGGCTCTTTTAAGAGGTCTTGCACCATACTGCTCATCATATCCAACTTCAAAGAGATAGTCCTTTAATGACTTTGTAATGTGTATATCATAGCCTATATCACTTAATCTTTGAATGGTTGATTTTATTTCAACATCAACAATTCTTCCAATGTTTTCTTTTGTTAAAGAATTAAACATAACAACTTCGTCAACACGGTTCAAGAATTCAGGACTGAACAATTTCTTCAATTCTTTATCAATGATACTATTTTTATCTTTTTGACTATCTTCAGTTTTTAAACTAAATCCAATTCCAGTTCCAAAATCTTTCAATTTTCTTGATCCAG